AATCTCCTGATGTCGCCAATGCTTGTCAGTTTGCACATGACCTTTTCGAACGTATTTTGCAACGCTAGTTCCAAAATTGTCATAGTGAAAGCTATCCGCAAGGCGAACAACAAACCCTTCGTCCTTTTCGGGATTGAGTGTCTTATGCAGCCCTTGTGTCATAGCCTCATTCCAGATACCATCGTAGAGTAGAGGCACGGGTTGGATACCAAGCAAATCAAAATATTGCAAGGTATCATCCCAACTTAGGCATACATTCATCTCGTTCCATATAGAGAATGCCATAAAGTACGAAGGCAGCTCGTCATACGCAATAGAGTGACGAGCCCACAGATTCTCACCACAGATTCGCCAGTTTTCGGGTATATTGTGAGCCATGCCCGCCCACATTGTCTTGACCCAGTCCCTATCTACGCCGCCTTTGCTGTCAATGCTGCGAGCATGGATGTGATTCGAATACATGGTTGTATTCTCGCCATCCATTTTCTTTGTAATGACAACACGCTTACCATCGAAGTGCGAAAGGTCGTGAAGAACCTTATCGTCATCGGTGGTACCGGGACTCCAAGGGAGATGCGGTGTACGTGGATATTTTGTAAACATGATAAGCTCCTGGTAGCAGGAGCTACCTAATTACTTAATTTCCTTTGAACTATTTGCAACAGTCTTATCGGTGCGGAATTCAGCAAAACGACACAGGAACAACGAATCAACACCAGTGCGCGACTTGCTCTTAATGCGTTCATTATAAATAACTGTGGCAATTGTGCCAAGCAATCCAGCCTGATTTTTGGTAATTTCCAAACGCAAATCATCCGGGAATCCGCTAATGTTACATTCAACAAGCCTATCGCTAGATGCCATTTGCATGCTTCCAACCATACCAAGAAACTTGCCCTCTCCAGGATTGAAGCCGATAATTTCCATATCTGCGTCTTTTTCCGCCTTCATCTTTACCAGATGCTTGCTGCGCGAATCTTCCCAGAGGGCACAGTAGTTCTTAAGGATGGTGCCCTCGTGTCCTTCGGCCAAGAGTTGCTCAAAGTGAGCAACAGCTTCTTCGAGACTACCAACAGTCTTGTAAGGAATAACCCAATAAGACTTATCTGCTTGAGGCCTGGCATCAACTGCCTGAATAAGCCTCTCAAAGCGGTGTTTGTAACTATCTACCGACTTTCCTTCCTTAAATTCAGCAAGGGGAATCGCATCCCAAATCTGGAACCTGATCATCTTTGCTTCTTCTTCGGAAATTGTGCCCTTAATGGCTTTGTTGATAATGCCATTGCCTGTCTTGCGGTCAATGACGCGGCCGAATTTATCCGCCACAACAAATTCACCATCAAAAACGACTGGCCACGGAAATTCGGCAGCCAAAGAAATCATTGCCTGGTCCAGTGCCCCAAGTAAGTCGATTTCTCTTCCACTGCGCCCGAACAAATTCACCACATGGCCTTCGACGATTGCATTTGCACGCAAGCCGTCAGCCTTCAATTGACTGTAGGCAGGATACTTAATGTTCTTGATGTTCTTCTCGTCGTAGGGACGAGCAAGCAGGCAAGGATAGCTGGGAATGAACCCCGGCAGTGCTACGTTCGTTGTGCCATCGCCCGCACCACAACGCAGGTCTTTACCAATAATCCGGCTAACAACAACAGCATCATCAGCGGAAATGCTACCAAGGATACTGCGCAGATGCTCAATACCTGCGTGGCCAGTGAGTTGTCTATTCGACAACCTCTTAAGTTCAACCAATGCCCAGTCGAGGGTCTTTCCACCTTTTGGATCATAGTCGGGGATCTTTCTGATGTGATAGTTTGTATACGGATTCAGTGCAGCCTGCAACACATTCAGGAACAATTGATTGCCCTTGTTCTGCTCAATAAGTGCAATTTTTGCCGTACGGGCCGACACCTTCTCAATATTTTCCAAAATTTGCAGAATGCTCATAAGATTCCTTTGTTGTTACTATTGTACAGGGAATTTATGCAGCAGTCAATCGGTTTCTTTGAGCTCTTTGTCTATGATATATTGAGCCATCTCGGATGGCATGGTGATATACATCCTATCGTGATGTACTTCACAATATGACTTGCCATACATGGTAGGGTGATGGCATCGTTCGCCATCACCAATCCAGGCACAAATAATATTCTTCTTTTCTTCTTCCATATAACACCAAAATAGTGCCCCATGGTGGAACACTTCTAACCACCGTCCTTACAGTTAAGTGCTGTCTGCTCTCTACAGTGTAACTAGGAATGACATAGAGCCAGCGGCGCCACCTTGTCTAGAGGTCGTCTGTTTTTCTGAGCTAATAGGGCCAGCTCATTATAGCAGAATTACTCTAATTCATCAAGGTGTTCAAGGATAATTCTGTCATATCCATTTTTGGTAGCATATTCAATAAGATCGCTAAGTGCCACCTCATCTTCTGTAGTTGCATACCAAAGAACTCTGGTTGGATCAATGTCATCCAGCCCGGTAAATGATGCAATTGATTTCTCAACATAAGATTCGACTGTGCCGAACTCTTCTGTATATGGGCCTAATGAAGCTGACATTAATTCTGTTAGTGGTATCACCTGTATCTTACTAAGGACATTGCCCTCTGAGTCAGAAACTGTGTAATCTTCTCCAAGAGATAGGACATCAGTAATCTTATACATTTTAGTTCTCCTGCTAGTTGTTATTATTTATGGAAAGTGTAGGAACTTTGTTTTATTGTCATAAAACCGTTTCACACCAACCAATCTGTCTAAAGTTGTTCGATCAATGATATCAGAGACGAATACTTTAATTTCGTTTTCCACCTTATCTGATGGAATTTCCTCAAGTGTTATATTTGACACTTCAATTGTTGCGGTATCGGGATTTATATTTCCCTGAATTATTGGAAAAAAAGTAACATTGCCATCTCCGGAGAGCACATCCTTGTAGGTTACGGCAACACGGTAATCTGCTGCTGCTGGCTCCACATACAAAATAGAATGGAAGTCCTTACCACTAGAATTTACAATACCTAGCAATTCGGACGATGAACCACTCTGCGCATGTATCTTGTTTTCATCAATAATGTTGGACGAACCTTTGCCTAAAAGTACATGACTAAAGGAAGACTTGTCTTGTGCAATTATGTTTCTGTAACAGAACGATAATGCTGAAATATTATTCTGATAGAATGTTGTTAATTTAAGTTTTGACGATGGATACAATACGTAATTGGTTACTGCATTTAGCGCACTAAAACTTTCAATTTCTTCTACAATCTCTACTTCTATGTCATTGGACACATTAAATACGACAACCGAATTATAAAAAGTCTCGTAATCGGACTTATATTTAACATAAATGGGTTCATCAATCTCCCCTACAATCTGAAAGGAGGTATGATTCTGACATACAAGGTAGGCCACTGTTGAAAAAGTCTCGGCATTATAGAGACTTCTCGGATTAGTTGTTTGATTATTCTCTAGTGAATTGTTAACTACGATATTTGGATGATCAAACAACTCTTGACTGATGTGAAGTTCGTTACCAGATACAATAACTACGAGCCCGGCCATACCGGGATCAACAATCATCTGAACTTTATTGTTCTGTATGTAGAATCGTTGTTCGAAAAATTCATCTAGGCCGGTTCCCTTGTATTTGTCCTGCGATGCAGAATAAAGGAGTTCCGGGTAGTATTTTCCTAAGAATGCTTTTATTGGTATTAGATTTGCTGACATTGATTTCCTGTATCCACTACAGGATATTTATGGCTATAACTCTTCAAAGGTAGGAGTTAGCGGAAAGTTATTTGCTCGTGAGAAACTAATTGTTTCAAGAGTCTTCTCTTCTGCAATTTCTCTGGAATAGGGAGCACCTGCAATACCCGATCCTTCTACGTGAATAGCCTTAGTAATTTCGATTGCTTCTTCGGCTGTCTTGTGGAAAATCTTCATAAGGACTGCAATTACAAAGTCGAAGGTAGTTTTATCGTCATTATGAAGCAACACCTTGTACATCTTTGGAATCTGTACTTTGATGGTCTCTTGAATTTCCTCAATAACTTCAATTTCTGGCATTTTATCAATCCCCGAGTCGTGTAATTTTACAGTTTACACGACTCGGGACAGTAAGTCAATAAATTTTACTTGATAGCGATAAGCTTAGGCTTCGCTTCTTCTGGTAGATTTTTTGTAAACTTAACCGATAAGATACCATCTTCTAAGGAAGCATCGCTAACTTCAAAATATTCCGCAATACGGAAGCTCTTTGAGAATGAACGGTTTGCAATTCCTCTGAATTGGTAAGTTGATTCCGGATCAGTTACCTTATCGCCCTTAATTGTTAACACACCCTGGTGTTCTTCCATTGTCACTTCATCTTTCTTGAAGCCTGCTACTGCAACCTCGAGGTAGAATTCAGTATCTGAAATTCTAACAATGTTATGTGGGGGATAATTACTTGTTGGAATCTGAAAATCCCTAAATACGGGACCAAAGCCAACAGATAAAGCTTCGAGCTGATCGAATAAGCGTGAGAAGTCGTGTCTTGACATAATATACTCCTTGTTAAGCAAGTTTTAACGTATAAGACCCCACCGTGGGCATCTTACAAATTTATTTATCTCTGATATTTAAGCAAATACTAGAAATAGAACAATTAATGCAATCACGGCACCAATAATTAGAAGAGGTTTCTTGCTATCATCAGCAGATGGCTCCACAACAGGTCCTGCAGTTGTATCGATAACTGGCACAACTGGTTCTGCTGGAACTGCAAAGCTAAATGGTTCCAGGAATACCTGGTCGTATAGCGATTCGGCACCGTCTAGCTGTGGGACCTGTTTAAACTTCTTTTCCACCATATATCCCTGCATATTTGTGACTAGGGATCTATAAGAAATCGTCGAATCTGCGCTCACTGCCTTCAGTAGTGAGGCCGTAGCAGCACCTTGGGCGACACCGTCAATAAATGCATCTGCAGATGTCTGGCTAGAGTGGCAGCCAGCAATTAACAGTGCTGAAGAATTAACATCTCTCGATGTTTCCCAATCAACCAACTCGCCCTTAGCTACTTGTTTAGCAATCTTGGCAGGAGGCTTCAAATAACGCGATCCTTTCTCTTTCTTTAGAGCAGGAGATATTTCTTTTGTGCCACCCATTGTTTGGTTTTGGTCGAGCATTGTGCCAGAGTGGCAGCAATCTAGGACTAATGTTGTATTGACACCGTTAGGGACCTTGTCAAATACTTTACGAAGTGTATCATCTGTAATGACCTTGTCAACCCAATTCAAATCAATTGGACAAATAATTTCTTCCCACTTGTCGTCTTCTACAGAACTTGGAAGTTGTGAGCCGTGTCCGCTGTAGTGGAATACAATAACATCACCTGGTGTAGTATCGGCAACTAGCCATTCTAGTCCTGCCTTTATTCCCTCGGTGGTTGCTTCTTTTTCTAGTACAGATTTGATTTCTGTAAATCCACGCGACTCTAGTAGAGCCTTCATGTGGATTGCATCATTCAAACAGCCCTTAAGGGCATTTCCGGAACCGGCGTAATTAATACCGACTAGTAAAGCACGTTTCTTCATATGTGTAATCTCCATTATTACACATATTTATCTATCCTACTTTATAATTAACTGGGTATTACTGCAACAGTCCATTAGTCTATCATAAACGGTTGGATCTACATTTATGCATCCTGCGCTAATATATCTATCTGTCACTTTTGAGCTTTTTAGCCGTTCGCGTCGGTTCTGTTTTGGTGCCAGCAACCAAACACGATGTATTGCAAAGACTTCGTCGGGAGTTTCGTGGAACTGTAAAACATCACCACCATAGCCGGGAGATTCTGTGATACGCTTCCTAACAATATATTCACCTCTCGGTGTAGAACCACCCTTACCTAATAGAACAGGATGGCATTCCTCTGTACCCTGGTAGGTAAAACAGATAGTTGCGAGTGCGATTGTAACAGTGATTGACATATGTGTATTATAAAAGGAAAAGCTAGCCGAAGCTAGCTTTCCGCGGAGCAACCTAAGTTACTCTTTCTTCTTCTTTACCGGTACTTCAATAAATACCTCTTTGGTCACTGTTACAGGAACGGGTACGTTCTTGATAACTGTAACCACCTTCGGTTCCGGAGCAAGCACCGGGCGAATCATCAGGTACTCACCGCGACCCATTTCAGGCATCCAGTTGTATCCTTTGCAGTTCAGGCCAGTTGCGACCTTTGTGCATTCTACGTCAATGACGCGTGGGTACAATGTAGCGGCTGTCGGGAAACCAGGCATGTATTGCGGCGCGTGGAAAATGTTGTTATCCCACTTACCGGCCAATTCAAACCCTGTGACACCGGGTGTACCGGATCCGAGTTCGTTTCGGCCTACATTTACCTGTTGTGCCAGTACCGATCCTGTTAGCCCTACGAGGGCCAGTGTTAGGATTAGCTTCTTCATATAAGTCTCCTTTAGGTTAGTCGACTTACTTCGAAGCTGTCATGCGTGCTTGAACAATCGGGTCAGATCCAGTGTAGCCTACAGTAACAGGTGCTTCAGCTTCAGCCTTCTTTACAGCAGCGGCAGCAGCGGCGTCTTTGTTGGCCTTAGTTGTCTGTGGGCACTCGAAACCAGTCAGCTCAAGAGCTTCACGGTTGTCGGCGTTCTTGCACATAAGGGCCAACGATGCAGCCTTCATGCCCATGTTCCACAGTTCACGGCTGTTCTTCAAGAGCTTGCAGTTATCATCAGTGTAGGTTGTGCCTACGCCAATGCTAAAGCCGGGTCCCGAACCACCGACCGATACCGAACCCATACAGGTGTCGTTCGACGAAACAAGTTGACCAAGGACGATGCCCGGGGTGTTCTTGACAGTTTGACCCAGACGGGCAATTTCCAATGCAGCGGCACGGTCAAGTGCAGCACGCTGGTCGGCGCTCAGATCACGTGAACCACCGGCTTCTGTTGCAGCAGCAAGCTGAGCAGCAGCAGTAGCGGCCTGGATCCTTGCAATTTCGATTGCAGCAGCAGATGTAGTGGCAGCAGCGGTAGCACCTTGATCCTTAAGATCGGATGCAATGTTTGTTGTCACAGGAGCGACAGTGATTGCCTGAGTGTTACCAGCGTTTTGAGCGGCAGCAACAGATGCCGATGTGCTCGAGGTTTGTTGTTGTTGACTTTGTACGGCTGTCTGGGCAAATGCGCCAAACGATGCTGTCATCAGTGCAACAATGAGGATTTTCTTCATATATTTCCTTT